GGCGGGTCTACGAGAACCGCGACTACCCGCTCGGGGAAACCGTCGTCTCGCAGATCCAGGTCTACCGGCTGCAATCCGAGCCGGAGCGAATCCTCGTCGGCACCTACGCGCCGATCGACTGGACGACCGAGCTGCGCATCGTGATCAAGGCGCGCAAGGAAACCGCCACCGGGTTCTCGGCGGAGGCCATTGCGGACGACATCGCCTGCTCCTGCTTCGCCGCCCTGTTCGCCAATCAGACCCTGGGCGGGCTGTGCCAGCTCATGGACCCCGGCCCGATCACATGGGACCAGGACGAGGCCGACTCGGGCGTCTGTGTCGCCTCTCTCGACTTGCGCGTGGTTCACCGCACCGAATCCAACGTCATCACCTGAACGCCATGGACAAAAAACCCACCGCTCCCGCGCTGCCGCCGGCCGACCCGCCGCACGGCGGCTCCTGGCTTCGCAAGGCAGACGGCTCGCTCGAACTGCTGCAAACCACCCAGCCCGCGACTGGCCGCCGCGGCGCACCGCCCCCGGCCACCTCCGTCAACGAAACCCCCGAGGAGTAATCCGCCATGGCCACTCGCTACATCCGCAACACCGTCGTCCTCCTGAAGGATGAAGTCACCTACGGCCTCGACCCGACGCCCACAGGCGCCGCCAACGCGATGCTCGTGAGCGGCCTGAGCATCACGCCGCTGAACGCGCAGAACGTCCCGCGTGAGCTGGTGTTCGGCTACATGGGCGGCTTCCAGCACCTGGTGGGCAACCGCTTCGTGGAGTGCGGCTTCGACATCGAACTGGTCGGCTCCGGCACCGCCGGCACCGCCCCCGCCTGGGGTCCGGCGCTCAAGGCGTGCGGCTTCTCCGAGACGGTCACGGCGACGACCCGCGTGGACTACGTGCCCGTGTCCACCGGCTTCGGCTCCTGCACGATCTACTGGTACGACGACGGACTTCTGCACAAGCTCACCGGCGCGCGTGGCAACGTGTCTTTCCGCCTGGGCGCGGGCGGGCGGCCGACGATGTCCTTCACCTTCCGCGGCCTCTACAACGCGCCGACGGCGGCTTCGAACGCGACGCCCACGATCACCGCCTTCAAGGTGCCCGAGGTCGTCGCGGAGGCGAACACAGCGGACCTGACGCTCGGCGCCACGCACACGCTGGCGATCGCCCCGGCGCTCACCGCGGGCACGACCTATCCGTCTCTCGGCCTGGAGTTCTCGCCGAATAACACCGTGGAGCACATCCCGCTGCTCGGCGGTGAGTCGGTGGACATCACCGGCCGCGACGCGAGCTGCAGCTTCCAGCTGGACCTGACCGCGGCGCAGGAGGTGACGCTGATGGCCAGCGTCGCGGCGGCCACGCTCACCAGCGTCGGCCTCGTGCACGGCAGCACGGCCGGCTTTAAGTCGCTCGTCTTCCTGCCCTACGTGCAGCCGATCAACCCGCGCAAGTCCGAGGTTTCGGGTAAGCGGATGGTCAGCTTCGACGGGCGCGTGACGCCCAGCGCCGGCAACGACGAAATGCGCATCGTGACCTTCTGAGTCACCGGGGGCTGCGGCCCCTGCTTTCACACCAACAACACGAGGAGAAAAGCATGGGTTTCAAACTGGCGATCGGCAACCGGGTTGCGGTGCAGATCAAGGGCAAGCTGCCCGGGGACAGCCGCGGCTCGCACGTCAATGTCAACTTCACCCTCGAAATGGACCGCATGTCGCAGGACGAGGTGAACGCCGCCTACGCGAGCGGCGACACCTTCGCGGACTTCATCGTGAAGAAGTGCCACGGCTGGGACGGCCAGCGCCTGGTGCTGGACGAGTCCACCGGCAACCCTGCCGCCTACAGCGAAGAGGCGATGCGCGCGCTGCTCAACGCCGTGCCCGACATGGCCCTGTGGGTCTGGCGCTCGTACATGCGCGACCTGGGGATGCAGGAAAAAAACTAGCGGAGGCTGCGCGCCTGCTGGCGCGCGGCGATCTCAACGACGGGAACGAGGACAAGAAGGATGCGGAACACCTGGACACCGTTGCGGAAGTCTTCGGGCTCGACCTCGAAGGCGCTGCTCGGCGTTCGGCGCGCATCTTCTGGCTGTGGCCGGAGAACGTCCTCGCCTGGAATGTCTTTCTCGCCTGCGGCACGCAATGGCGGCATGGGTTCGGCGGGCCGACCGGGCTTGACTACTCGGGCGTCGAGCACGTCATGCGGCAGCAGCGGTGCACGCCGGTTCGCCGCCGAAAGCTGTGGCCTTTCATTCGGGCGGCCGAGCAGGGTTACCTCACCGGCGTCGCTGAGCGCCGGCAGGAATCCGAGGGGTAGGGCATGACGCGCGACGCCAAGATCGTCTACAGCGCGGAGGACCGCACCGGCCCCGCGACAGCGTCGGTCAAGCGGTCGCTGCAGTCCGTGGCCGAAGTCGCCGGCATGGCGGGCCTGTCGCTGGCCTCGCTCGGGAGTGCGGCGACGATCGCTGCGTTTGCGTCCATGGTCAACCGCATCAACCAGGGCGTAGACGCGCTGAACGACCTGAAAGACGCCACCGGCGCGTCCATCGAGAACATCAGCGCCCTGGAGCGCGTCGCGAAGCTCAATGGCACGTCCTTCGACACGGTCGGCACGTCACTAGTGAAGTTTAACCAGGCGCTCGGGCAAACCCTCAAGCCCGGCAGCGACGCCGAGAAGGTGATCAAGGCGATCGGCCTGAACGCGCAGGAACTGCGCGACATGGACCCAGCCGAGGCGCTGCGCCAGACCGCGGTGGCGCTTTCGCAGTTCGCCGACGACGGCAACAAGGCGCGCGCGACGCAGGAGCTTTTCGGCAAGTCGCTGCGCGAAGTCGCGCCGTTCCTGAAGGACCTGGCCGAGGCGGGTGCGCTGAACGCCACCGTCACGACCAAGCAGGCCGAGGAAGCGGAGAAGTTCAACAAGGAAATTCTGAAGCTGCAGGTAAACCTGAGCGACATGGGCCGCTCCATCGCCGATCCGGTCGTCTCGGGCATGAATCGGCTGATCCAGAGCTTCCGCGACGCCAAGAAAGAGGGCGCTGGGTTCCTCGACCTCATGGGGATGGCGGCGCAGTTGACCACCCCCGCGGGCCTGGCGTCGTACCTGCTGGGCGGAAAGCTGGGCGGCAACCGCAACGGCTACACCACCGCACGCGAGGGCGTGACCAACATCGAGAAGGCGCTCGCCGACCCGACGCTGTCGGCATCGGAGCGATCGGCGCTGGTCGGGCAGCAGACCCGCTACCGCCAGCAACTGGACGGCTACCTGTCCAGCGCGGCGGGCGCCGGCCGGGGCATGGGCGGCTATGAGGGCGTGCCGCGCACATCGCTGGAACTGCCGCCGGACGATCCGAAAAAGACGACGGGCGCGCGCGCCGCACGCAGCGGGGCGGATGGAGAACTGCGCGAGGCGCAGCGCGTCGCCGAGGAGCGCCAGCGCCTGCGGATCAAGGAATCCGAGGACATCCGCAAGTTCTTCCTGGAGCAGGAGGAGATTGCGCGCAAGTCGTTGCAGGCCATCCAGCGCGAGCACGAGAAGATGGCAGAACTGCGCGAGCAGGACGCGCGCGACAGCGTCGTGGCGATCGAGTCGCGCGTGCAGGCGCTGCGGCTCGAACTGGACGGATACGGCAAGCTGCAATCGGCCATCGAGGAGACGAAGCTTGCGCGCATGGAGGAGGCCAAGGAAGGCGCCTACCTGGCCGGCGAGGACATCGACTGGATCAATGCCCGCATCGAGGCGCAGCGCCGGCTCGTCGACGTTCTGAAGAACACGGAAGCGCAGGAAGCGAACCGCGAGGCCGTCGAGACGGCAAAACGGGATTGGGACCAGGTGGCGCAGTCCATGACGGATGCCCTCATGCGCGGCGGCAAGTCGGCGGCGCAGTACCTGAAAGACCTGTTCCGCACACTCGTTTTGCGGCCGATCCTGGCGCCGATCGGGCAGGCGATGTCCGGCGTCATCGGTTCCATGATGGGCGGCGGATCAGCGACGGCCGGCACGCCGCCCAACCCGTTCGCGGGCGGCGGCGGGGTGGGCGACATGGCCTCCATTGGCTCCACCATCTTCAACGGCTTCGGCGGCATCACCGGAGCGGCGTCGATGTTCGGCGCCGGTGGCCTGGGCGGCGCACTCACCGCGGGCGCGGGCTGGCTCACGGGCGCGACGACGCTGGGCGGCTCGCTCAGTGCTGCGGGCTCGCTCATGGCAAGCGGCGCGGCCGGCATCCTGCCTGGCCTGGGCATGGCGGCCGGCGCGCTCGGTCCTATCGCCCTCGCTGCGGGCCTGATCTACACCCTCGTCGCGAAGAAGAAGGGCGGCCCCAAGCAGGACGGACGCTTCGGCAAGCTGGGCTCCGGCGTCGCCATGCACGACAGCGACCTCACGCCGGAGAACAACGAGGCGGCCAAGACGGCGGCGATGGCGCTGCAGCAGCAGTACGACGCGATCGTGCGTGCTGGTGGTGGAAGCGGCGGCATTCAGTTCGGCCTCGGGTTCAGCATGGACCCGAAAGGCACCTCGTCAACCTTCCTCGACGTGACGGCATCGCGCAATGGTCAAGTCGCCTACAACGGCCTGAACCTGAACGTCGGGCGCAGCGAGCAGGATCTGCAGGGCGCCATCGGTGAAATGGGTGGCCGGGCCATCCTGCACGGCCTGGTGCAGTCGAATCTCACCGGCCAGATCGCCGACTACCTGCGCGAGCTGGGCGACATCAACACGCTGTCGGGCGGCTCGATGGAGTCGGCCCTGACGCGCCTGCGCGAGTTCTCCGCGAAAAAGGAAGTTGCCGACCAGCAGATGAAGGCGCTGGAGGATCAGTGGTTCGACATGACCGCCACGCAAAGCGAGAAGGTCAAGCGCAGCCGGCAAAAGGAATTGGAGGCGCTGGACGCCACGAACCGCGAAATGGCGCTGCGCATCTACGCGCTGCAGGACGAAATGCAGGCGCAGGAACTGTCGCGTGCGGCCATCGAGCGAGCCAGCGAAAGCTCGCGCGCGGCGGTGACGTACATCAGCGACTTCAAGCGCGGAATCGGCGGCTACCTGGACCGCCTGAACGCATCCCCGGCGGGCATGCTGTCAGGCGAGGACCAGCTTGCCAACGCCCGCTCGCAGTTCGACCGGCAGTTGACGCTGGCGAGCACGGGCGACCGCTCGGCCTTGGAAAGCATCACCGGCTACGCCGACCAGCTCATTGCCGCGCAAACGGCCTACACGGGCAGCGGCATGCCCACGCAGGACATCCTGAACCATGTTCGGAGCTCGCTGACCGCGCTGCCCGGGCACCTGCGGCCGGAGCAGTTCATCGCGCAGGCGGTGGAGGACAGCTCGGCCAAGATCACCGCGGAGATCATCGCTAGTTCGGAGCGCCAGATCGAGGCGCTGCGGGCGCAGCTCGGCGCCGTGGCCGCCAAGGTGGAGGGCCAGACGGCGGTCTTGGCCAGCTACGCGCAGCAGGACCTGCAACACGGTGAGCGCCTGGCCACGGCGGTGGAGCAAAGCACCGAAGCGGCTGAGACCGCGCCCGTGCCGATGATGGGGCC